ATGGTTATTTATCAGAAGTAAACTTTGTAGATGGACAAGCATTAACACCAGCAGACTTTGGTGAAACTAACGCAACTACAGGTTCATGGCAACCTATAGAATATGCAGGTACCTATGGTACTAATGGATTCTATTTAAAAGGTAGAGGAACAGATAACTCTGGTAATGGTAATGACTGGACAGAGAATAATTTTAGCACCAGTGATTCTACTCTAACTACTTATGACATCATGTCAGATGTACCTACACTAACAGATGAGGATACTAGTAACTTTGCTACATTAAATCCCCTGAATGTTAGCTCTGATTTAAGTATTACTCAAGCTAATTTATTAGTGTCTAAAAGCACTAATGCAGGTAGAACTTTATTTGGCACAATAGCAGCTTCATCAGGAAAAGTTTACTGGGAAGTATTATGGAATTCTGTTGGAGCAAACGATGCTGCTAGTACAGGTATATCTATTCCTTCTTTTAGTAATACAGGTGGAATAGGAAGTTCAGGGTCTATAGCATACCTCCAAGATGGAAGAAAACAAGTGGAAGGTTCAGTTTCTGCTTATGGTGATAGAGTTGTAGCAAATGATATTATTGGAGTTGCACTAGATTTAGATGCAGGAACATTGGTGTTTTATAATAATAATGTAAGTCAAGGTACTGCTGCAACAGGCATTACTGGAGAGTATGTAGCAGCCTGTTCTATGTATAATAGTGGTGATGGTTTTTATATTAACTTTGGTCAAAGACCTTTTGCTTATACACCACCATCAGGATTTAAAAAACTAAACACATTTAACCTACCTGATAGTAATATTGTAAATGGTAGTGAGCATTTTGTAACAGCATTATATACAGGAAGTGGTGCAGCTAGAAGTATTAATAATACTATTACTGATTCAGGTGGTGTAGAAACTGGAGAAGCTATTAAATTTGGTCCAGATTTTGTATGGTTAAAAAGTAGAAGTACTACTGGAACACATATTTTAAATGATTCAGTTAGAGGGGGAAACAAACAGTTATTTTCTAATTTAACTAGTGCAGAAGCCTCTTCAACTATAAAATTAACAGGTTTTACTTCAACTGGTTTTACATTAGGTGCTGATGATGGCTCTGGTACAGGAGATGCTAATTATAGCGGAACTACTTTTGCAGCATGGAACTGGAAAGCAGGGGGTACAGGAGTATCTAACACAGATGGCTCTATAACATCTACAGTAAGTGCTAATACTACAGCAGGGTTTAGTGTGGTGACTTATACTGGAACAGGAGTGGCAGGAAGTGTAGGTCACGGATTAGGAGTTGTACCAAAGTTATATATAGTTAAACAGAGAACAGATGCTGGTAATAACTGGATAGTTCAAACAACAGCAGTAGATGGAAGTTTAGATTATTTATTTTTAAACACTACAAGTGCTAAAGGGGATAGTGGGGATACCCCGCCCTCCAGCACTGTTTTAAATATTTCTGGTAACAATGATGTTAATGGAAGCGGAGATGGAATAGTTGCCTACTGTTTTGCAGATGTAGAAGGTTATAGTAAGATTGGTAGCTATACAGGTAATGGCTCTGCTGATGGTCCATTTATATACACAGGATTTAGACCAGCTTTTATTCTAATAAAAGGAACAGGAGTTTCTTCTTGGGTAATGATAGATAGTAAACGAGATGGATATAATGTTGTTGAACCCTACGTTCTTTCTGATTCTTCTAATGCAGAAAGTTCAACTTATACTGTTGCTGATTTTCTTTCTAATGGTTTTAAAATGAGAAGTACAGCAGTACATAACTCATCAGGTACAACTTGGATTTACATGGCATTTGCAAGCAATCCATTCAAGAATAGCTTGGCTCGCTGATGCAAACTAAACAAAGACCATCAGCACAGTTATACAGAAGCTACAATGGCATACTTGGGGTAGTTATAGGTTTGTCAGAAAGACGTGAAAAGAATGGAGCAATATTATATAAAGTGAAGTGTATAGATTGTAATGAAATACATTTACGAAATGCTAAACATCTTAAGCAAGGAATGAAATATCAAAAGTGTTCAGAATATAAGCCACCCAATTATGTTGGATTAGAAAAGAATGATGCTCATATTAGAAGGAAGTATGGAATTACTCAAAAACAATATGATGATATGTTAATGCAACAAAATAATGGTTGTGCCATTTGTAGTAGAACTGAAGAGCCTGACGGAAGAAGACTGGCTATAGACCATTGTCATTCAACAGGAAAAGTACGAGGAGTTCTATGTAATAACTGTAATAATGGATTAGGTTCTTTTGGTGACAACATAGAAGGTATGAAAAAAGCAATACAATATTTACAACATTCTTTAGCGAGGTAACAAGAAATGGCTTTTAAATTAAATAATGAAACACTCCCTGTAGACAGGGGATTTACACATAACGAGATACAGTATCCAAGAAACTGGTTACGACTAGCAACACAAGAAGATAAAGACAGACTAGGTATTACATGGGAAGCAGACCCAGTAAGACATGATGATAGATATTACTGGAATGGTGAACTAGATAATCCTAAAGAAATGGAGGATGTCCTAGTTGTAGATAAAGATGGTAACGCAGTATGGGAACAAGAGCTAGATAACTCTAACCCAGAAAAACCATTTATGGTGAATAAGCAACCACTAGTCCAAGAAGTAACACGTGGTCTTAAGTATCAGATGATACAACAAGTAAAGAGTACAGCAGGTAGTCTGTTAAACCAGACAGACTGGTATGTTACTCGTAAGGTAGAAAGAGAGGTAGCAATTCCTGCAGATGTTGTATTACAAAGAGCAGTAGTAGTAGCAGAATCAGAGAGATTAGAAGCTGCAATTACAGCAAGTGTGGATGTTGTAGCACTTATAGAAGTTATGGGAACCCAGTCATGGGGTATCTAACTAAAACGTTATTAGCAGTAACGCTACTCTTTGCCTTTAGTTACACACAGGTATCAGCAGAAACAGACCTTCCTGATATTATGGTAATGACAACAGATGTAGGCACAGTAACGCTAACAGAGAAGTCTTGTTCATTCCCAGTATTACTTAACATGCCTTACGAAGTGATTGCTACAGAGAATGGTAATACGCATACAGGATGCTGGAATACTAGATTAGGGGATACTCATATATATGTAGCTTTTCCTGATGATGTAGAGAACCAAGTGATTCCTATGCCAAAGAAATGGTTTAGTGGTGTAGATGTGGAGGCTCTGTAATGACAATCAAAGAGGAAGGTATTATGTGTAAATGTAAAGAATGTAAATGCAAACCTTGTACCTGTAATAAATAACTTTAAGGATAATAGATGTTTGGTATAACAGCATTTTCAGAAGACACCTATAGTTCATTAGCAAATACGTTTAGTGGAGTAGCCTCTATAACTGGCTCCGCTACTGTTACTGCCACATCATATGGGCAATTTGTTTACGGAAGAGGTGTTATATCTGGTACTGGTAATCTAGTAGCAATAGGTGGATTTACAGCGACAGGTGAAGCAAGTATTACAGGTACTGCTGATTTACACGCTAATACTTCAGTAACTTATTCAGCATCTAGTGCAATTTCAGGCACAGGTGATTTAATAGCTGACGGACACATTCAAGGTAATAATTGGACGGATGTTCCTGTAGGCTCTAACATTTGGTTGCGTATTGGGTAATATTAATAAACTTCAACAGGATAAATTATGAGTAGAGATAAGATAAGTGAATGGTCACCAACCGCAGGCTCTAATACGGATGTAGGTGGAATTAACATAAACGAAGGATGTCCCCCCGCCACAATTAATAACGCATTGCGTGAGATAATGGCTCAAGTTAAAGACCAGCAAGCAGGGACAGATGGTGATAACTTTGTAGTCGGTGGTAACTTATCCGTAACTGGTACAACTGCACTCACAGGAATACCTACTGGACCAACTGCTGCAGCATTAACTAACACTACCCAACTAGCTACAACAGCTTTTGTAACAACTGCTAATGCTACACTGGGCACAATGTCTACACAGGCAGCTAGTGCTGTCGCAATAACTGGTGGAACGATTACAGGCACAACTATTAATGCAGTAGCTCCAGGAACTAATGCAACAGGTGTAAAAACTATATCTAGTTCTGCACCATCTGGTGGAGCTGACGGCGACATCTGGTATCAAATTTAATGGGGTTACATGTAAAGAATAGTGGCTCATGGGTTATTCCAGAGAGTGTATACGCCAAAAATTCTGGTACATGGAAGCAAGCTAATCAAGTATGGATAAAGCAAGGTGGTACATGGTATCAAATGCTTACCTCTTTAGAGATAACTGCTAACGCAACTAACTATAACTTATACACTGCTTTAGGAAGCCCTATTACGCCAATCACAGCGACAGTAGAGATTGTTTCAGGGGTAACGCTATCAAGCACAGGAACAGGAGTTCCTGCATTATCAATATCAGGATTTCCTACTGGCTCTGTTATCTATTTAGTAAACAATGGGACGATTGTTGGAGCTGGTGGAGCAGGTGGTGCTAGAGTCGCTGGTTCTGGTAGATTGGGAGCATCAAAACCAGGTCTAGGTGGTGGAACATCTATCTACACAAGAAATACACTCAACCTCACTAATAACGGAACAATTGCAGGTGGTGGAGGCGGTGGTGGTAGTGGCGGAAGAACTAATCGTAGCGGTCAAGCATATGATGATTACACTGGAAACGGTGGTGGAGGTGCTGGAAACATTGTCGGTGTAGGTGGTTACCTTGCAGGTGGAGGTCCATCGGCAGCTAATGGAACGGCAACTACAGGAGGTGCAGGTAATATCTACTGGTCTAATCCTGGCTCTAGTGAGCAACAAGGTGGCTCTGTAGGTGGTACAGGTGGTAATTTAGGTGCAGCAGGAGCTAGAGGATTACCTAACCCAGATTACGATGGAACTAATATTGGTGGCACAGCAGGGAAAGCTATAGACGGTATATCTTATACAACAAAAACAGTAACTGGAACAATTCTTGGACTAGAGGTTAATTAATGCCAACACAAAGATTACAATTTACCGAGTGGCTACCAGACCAACCAGACAATTCAGGTGCATTAAATGATGCGTTAAATGTTATTCCTGTGTCAATAGGATACCAACCATTTCCTAATGTAGTGGACTTTAGTGGTGCAGCATCAGAAGATTTAAATGCTGTGTTTGTAGCAAAATGGGATACGGAAGTTGTCTTATTTGCAGGCGGAGCAACCAAAATATTTAAGTTTAATTCAACTACAGAAGCATTGGAAGATAAATCTAAAGTAGGTGGCTATTCTAGTGTATTCCATTGGAAATTTACACAATTCGGTAAGACCGTCCTAGCATGTAATGGTACAGAAATAATACAATACTGGACTATAGGTACATCTACTATATGGGCAGATTTAGCAACAGCTCCCACCCCAAAACAAATAACAGTCGTAAGAGATTTTGTAGTAACAGGAAGTTTATCAACAGGTGCTCTAGGAAGGTCTACAGTACAGTGGAGTGACATCAATGATGAAACAGACTGGACACCAGGAACAACATCACAATCAGATAGTCAAGTTATGGCTGATGGTGGTAATCTAGTAGGTATTACTGGGGGAGAATTTGGACTTATCTTTTTAGAAAAATCTATCTCTCGCATGTCTTATGTTGGCTCACCTTTATTCTTCCAATTTGATAACATATCAAGAGGGTTAGGTTGCTTAACTGGTAACTCTATATGTCAGTATAATCAAGTGTCGTTCTTTTTAAGTGATGATGGATTCTACTCTTGTGATGGCAACCAAGTCACCCCCATTGGAAATGAAAAGGTTGATAGATGGTTTTTTGCAGATGTTGACCTAACATTAATCAGCAGCATGAGTGCCTCTATAAACCCAACCGCTAACATAGCCATTTGGAACTATGCAAACGTAGGTGGTGGCAGAAGTATGCTTATCTATAATTGGACACTAGGCAAATGGTCAAGGGTGGAAACTACAGCAACTATTCTAGGCAATATAGCGACCGTAGGGACGACTTTAGAAGGTATGGGTACACTAGGATACACCGACATAGATATCTTGCCAGCATCGCTTGATGCAAGGCTATGGGTAGGTGGTAAGTTCTTATTTGCTGGAGCTACAGGAACTAAAATATCAACATTTACAGGCTCAACCTATAACTCGGAACTAGTAACGACAGATGTTGAAGCTGGTTATAATTCAGTGGTTAATTTGATAAGACCACAAATAGATAATGGTAGTGCAGACATTGCAGTTGCTAGTCGCAAAGAATTAGATGATTCTATTATCTTTGGAGATACGGTATCTACTACTTCAGAAGGTAGAGCTAATATCAGAACTGGTGGTAGGTATCACAGGGTATCCGTTAAGCCTACAGGTAACTGGACAACAGCTATGGCGATAGACGTAGACTTTAAACCACAAGGAAACCGCTAATAATAATGAAATATAATAAGTATAATCAAAGTCAAATTTACGGTAAGCCAGCTTTAAACAGTTATGGGTATCTTGTAATGTGGAACAGAGAAACTAATAAAACAGAGCAAATGAGTAGAGTAATCTACGAAGAATTAAAAGGTACTATACCTAAAGATTTAAAGATTGACCATATTAATAATAAGAAAACCGATAATAGGATAGAAAATTTACAAGCTATAACTAATGCTTGTAATAGTCAAAGAAATAAAAGAGGAGCTGTGAATAAAGTAAAAGGTTATAAAATAAGACCATATCGAGCTAGAAGAAAATTTAATTATAAGGAAAAACATCTAGGATATTTTGGAGCTATTGGTGGAGCAATTATGGCGACCAATATGATGTTTATTGAAGGAGAGACATAATCTATAGAACTTTACCATATCAGGGTGGTGAGCCACGAGCTGTAGCAGAAGTGGTAAACAATAGCATGAACGGAAAGACTAATAACGCAGGCACATTAACACTAACAGACTCTACTACTACCACAACACTTACCGATGAAAGACTAGGTTTTGATAGCGTGATTTTATTATCACCGCTTACGGCAAATGCTGCAGCACAGACACCTTATGTTTCTACTAAAGCAAAGGGTAGTGCGGTGATTACACATACCAGCGTTGTATCTACAGACCTAGATTTTGATTATATTATCGTAGGATAAGTGATAAAATATAGCTTTACCTTGCAGACATAAATTATGAAACTATATATTGTACCAACTAATCATGTACAGCAATATTGGCATCTAGCAGAACCATTATTACAGCTAGCATTAGACAAGGGTAATGGAGAGTTTACTGCTGACCAATTAAAACTATTAGTCATACAAGGACAGCAACAACTGTTGATGTTGATGGATGAAGATAAATGCTATTGTGCCTTTACTGTGCAATGGATTAACTTTCCAAACGAACGAGTAGCTTATATCACTTATATGGGCGGAAGGAATACTAAAGCAGGCTTTGAAGATTTTAAAGTTTGGGTTAAAAATCATGGTGGAAACTGTATTCAAGGTTCTACTAAATACGAAAGTATAGTTAAGTTATTTAACAGGCTATACGGATATGAAAAGAAATATACGTTAATGGAACTTCGGATATAAAATTATAATAACTAATAAGGGAACAACTATGAAATTCTTACCAACCGCTTTTAAAATCTGGTTATTAAAACTACTCTATAAAGACATTGCGTCTTTAGGGTATGGTGGAGATACGGAACTCGCACATATAAATAAATGGGAATCTAATTTACTTATGGCTCATGGTGGTTCTGGGACTCTCAATGCCACAACTGGATTAAGAGAATACAAAGGTGGTAGTCCGCAACAACAAACAACTACATCTGAAATTGACCCAATGCTAAAACCCTATATAAGCTACGGGCTCGATGAAGCGAAAAACTTATACGAAGCAGGTGCTCCTGACTACTATCCTGGTGATACTTACATTCCTGCGTCATCTACTACTACATCTGCATTAGATGCTATTCAGTCAAGGGCATTGGGTGGAAATCCATTACTACCTGCAGCTCAAGCTCAACAATTAGGCTCTATACAAGGTGACTATTTATCAGCAGGTAATCCTTATTTTTCATCTATGATGTCATCAGCAGCAAAGCCAGTCATATCAGAATATAACAAAGCCACACAAAACCTTAATAGCACTGCATCACAAGCAGGAAGATATGGCTCAAATGCTCAAGCACAAATGCAATCAGATGCTACGACTAACCTAGCAGACGCATTAAGCCGACAAGGAGCTCAATTAGCATACCAAAACTACGGTCAAGAAAGGGGATTTCAAAACCAAGCAGTCGCTAACGCTCCACAATTAGCACAAGCTGATTACGGTGATATACAACAATTAATGAATGTTGGTAAAGTACAAGAGGACTATTCAAGACAAGCACTAGACTCTGATATTAACAGGTATCAGTATGGTGCTAACGCTCCACAACAACAGTTAGGTAGCTATTTAAGTGCAGCCTATGGTGCTCCTGCTCCTATTAACAGTACGACTACCACTTCAGGAGGTGGAAAGTAATGGCTTTTCAATTTGCAATTCCCATAGCAACTACTATTGGTGGTTATGCTATAGATAAAATGATGGGCGGTAGTGGAATGACTGGTGCAGGTGTTGGTCTTTCTGCTGGCACAATGGGTGCTGATGGTGGCAAAGGTGCTGCAACAGGAGCAGCAACTACTGCTGGGGGTACAACACCAGCATTATTAGCGTCAACAAATGCGGCAGGACAAGCAACATATGGAGGAGCAGTATTGCCTGGAGCCTTCGATGCGTTATCATTAGGCGCAGGAGGTTATGATGCAACTGCTGGATTAAACTCTTTAAACGCTGGTTCTAATCTTATGAGTGCAGGGAATAATGTTGCTTCAGCATCTAACGCATTTACGTTACCGAGCGAAGTTAGCAATGTATTTGATACAGGCAAAGAATACGCTGGCAAAGCATATGATTATGTAGCTGAAGGTTTAGATGGTATGTCTTTTTCAGACAAATTAAATGCAGGAGCAATGGGGTATCAAGCATTAGGGCAATCAGACCCAGCTATGCAAAGAGTAACTAATGGTGAAATGCTACAGTCACAATATCAAAAGCCTACTGATGGATTATTAGATATATCAGTTTCAGAACCAAGTGGTTCTACAATGACACGAAATGAATTAACTCCAGAACAATTAGCAATGTTAGGTTTATTATAAGGAAAAATTATGGCATTTAACCCACTAGATTACTTAAAAGATTTAGTACCAAAAAATACGAATATGTTTGGAGCATCTCCTAACGCTAATTTAAAACAAATGTCAGAAATGGGTTTGTTAGGTGGTGATTACGAGGATATGCTGGCAAAAGCAAATAAACAGTCTGTATTTCAAGGTCTATTAAACACTGGGTTAAGCTATGCAGCACAACCTAAAAATCAAGGCTACGGAAGTATATTTCCTTATTTAGCAAAAGCTGGATTAGCTGGTGTACAAGCAGCTCAAAGTCCTTACGACCAACTTACTCAAAATGCAATGACTTCCGCTAAATTACAGGAAATGAAACGAGCTAAAGATAAAGAGGCCTTAAAAGATAAATTCCTGTCTACATGGGGTCAAGATAATACAGGTAATATGAGGGTAAATGGAGACCAAATGGTTAATGTTGCTTCACAAGGATATGCAACAGGACAAGATTATGGTGTTGGCTCTAGCTTAATGGGAGCAAGAAATGCTCCAAACCCAATGAATATTGTTTCACCAAATTTTAATACTAATCAATCATCTATTCAATCATTACTAGACAATCAATTATTAGGGACAGACCCAGAAAGTTTCTTATTAGACAATAATAATTTAGAACAACAAATGGTAGGTAGCTTTGACTCTATGAAAGCTATAGATGATGCAGTAGCTAACGGAGCATTAGAATTAAAAGATGCTTTAGCTATGAAGGCTAGTATTGCTACATCTAAAGCAGATGAAGTTATGGCAGTAGACACAGATAAAGATGTTATAAGCAAATCTACTGGTAATATAATTCGAGAAGGAAAAAACAACAAATCACAAGTTTTATCTGAAGCTGGATTACAAAATTTTGAAAAAAATCAAGGATATGAAAAAGGATTTTATCCTAGAGCTGACGCAAATGGAAATCCATACATTTATCAATTTAACAAAGATGGAAAACTTGATGTTACCGACATAGGTGGAAATAAAGGATTTTCATTTACTTTAAACGACAAAAAAGACCAAGGTTTAAGTGAGGTGGCAATAAAAGATTTAGTTTCTTTAAGAGATGACCATACCAGAGCAAGAAAAAATCTCCCTAAAATTGATGGTATTGTTACTGCTTTAATTAAAGATAAAATGGGGTTAGATGCAGGAGTTTATACTGGAGCTTTTGCTAATTTCAAACTAGAGGCAGACAAATTTCAAGCTGCCGTTAGAAACATTAAAGAAAAAAATCCTACTATTCCAAATACAGAAATATTAGACATGGCGTTAAATTCTGATGTGTTTCCTCTTATTAAAGAGCTAGGCATTGGAGCTAAAGGGATGGATACTCCAACAGAAAGAGAGTTCTTAATTCAATCTATGGTTGGTTCAAAAACAATGTCATCCGAGGCTTTATTGCAGGCAACATTAACTAGAAGAGGTAGGCTTATAAGCACCGCTAGAGAATTTAATGAAAGTTCAGGTAGTGATTTATATCAAAGGGCAACTAAACAAGGAGTTAGAGGTTTAGATAAAAAATATCAAATGAGTGAGGAAATGTTGCGTGGCCCATTAATTGATGTTTCAACATATAACGGTGAAAAAGTAGAATTTAATGGCAAGAAAATTTATAAATATGCTGACGGAACAATGGTTTGGGCGGAAACAGGCGAAATAGCATATAAACCAAAAGGATATTAACATGGGATTACCACTTTTATCAGATGAAGAAGCAGGCAAGTTAATACCTTATGACATAAATATAGATGTTAATGAAGCACAAGCTAACCTAGTCAAAGAAAAACTATATCCAACAGATGGTGCTACAGCAGAAACTACCAATAATTCCAATTTACTAAACGCTAATGATTTACTAAATTTAAAGTCTGACTCACCTCAAGATGAAGAAAGAATAGTAGAGCCTTGGATGAAAAAGTTACCAAGTGAAGAATATTCTCCATTAGAAAGTGCTGGATATGGAGCAATAAACTTTTTACCTTCTGCAGGTAATGCCGCAGCTAATTTGGCTGTTGCTGCTTACAATCCAGTTGATACTATGAGTAGTATAATTGATTTAATAGGTGGGTATGCGAACAAAGCATTACCAGAAGCATTTATAGAAAAACAAAATCAAAAACTTAAATCTGAAGCAGAAAATATTTTTAAAAAAAGAGATTTATATCTGCAACAAGCAGAAAAGTTTGAGGTGGATGGGAATAAATCAGCTGCAAAACGATATAGAAAATTTGCATCTGAATCAGCTATAGATGCAGGGGAAATGACAGATAGAGTATTAAGGCAAACAAATACAGCAGATACAGTCAATAAATTTTACAAAGAAAGATATGGTAGTTTGGATGGTTTTAAAAAAGCTATTGCCGAAGACCCAGCTATGGTTTTGTTAGACATTACAACAGTATTAAGAGGTGGTGCAGGGTTAAGGATACCTAAAGTATCTCCCGTTTTATCAAAAACAGCAAGTATTTTAGAAACACCTATTAGGGCTACAGGAAAAGCAATAGGAACAACAGCTAAATTTGGTGTAGACCTAACTAAAAATGCACTTGATATTATTGGCCCAAAAGTTGGGTTAGAAACTTTAAGTCAAGCATGGAAATCTGGACTATCAAAGAATGAAACATTTATTAATAATATGAATAAGCCAGAAATTTATGCGACAGATGTTGTAGATAAAGTTAAAAGAATTTTAAACGATATGAAGATTGAAAAAAACAAAGCATACAATGATAAAATGGCTGAATTAAAGACAACAGAGTCTAGTATTTCTTTTAATCTTATAGACGAGGCTATGCAAAATCTTTATGATTCCAAAGTAAAATATAAAACTAATAAACCTAACCCAGAAAGACTAAAAAGATGGCAAGAAATAAAAGACAAAATTAATGAATACAAAAAGAATGGGTTAAATAAACCAGATGATTTTGACCAACTAAAGCAAGATATTAATACCATTAATGATGACCTGCAATTTGGAAGTCAAGATAAAACTATATTTGACCCAATACAAAGAACTGTTAGGGAGGCTATTAATAAAGATGCTCCTGTGTACGCAGAAATAATGAGCGATTACATGGATGCTACATTACAAATACAAGAACTAGACAGAACCTTTAGTTTAAATAAAGGTAGAACTGGTAAAACTGACCAAGCATTACGAAAACTACAATCAATATTTAGAAATAACTCCAACACCAATTACGGAGCTAGAATTGGGAATATACAAGCTATCGTAGACAGAAATCCAGACATTATGCCTGCTCTTGCAGGACAAATGATGAGTTCTGATTTACCCAGAGGTTTGGATAGTTTAATTCCTAAAGGAGCAGGTGTAGGAATGATGGCAACCGCAACCGCAGGACTATATAACCCTTGGATGATACCACTTATGTTATCTCAATCTCCTAAATTAATGGGGAATATTTTATATAAAGCTGGTTCTGGATTAAGGTCTTTGGATGATATAGCAGGAAATATGCCTACGACAGCATTAGACTTTACAGGGGGGATAGCTAAAACATTGAATAATAAAAACACATTAAGACCTGCATCTTTACTAGACTCATTAGATGCAAACAAAACATTTGAAAAAGAATTAAGAGAAAGGGCTAAAAAAGAAATAGGATTATTATTTTGAACACCATAAACCCAGTAGAATTTGGTAAGATGAAAGAACAAATCAACCACCTACAACACACACAAGATGAGTTACAAAAAGATATGAAGGCAATCCTAGCTCTAGCTAATCAAGGTAAAGGTGGCTTCTGGATGGGTATGGCAATCGCATCATTTATCGGAGGCATAGTATCTGTATTAATTAAAGGATGGGTACAATGAAAGAGCATGTTCTTATTGCCTGTTTTGCAGTAGTGTTGTTATGGAGCTACTGCTATGTACTACTTAACTAAACTATGCGCCAAGCCAGTGGTAACGCTTTTAACGCTAATCGCTGTACTACCTCTCACCCCAATTATTGCTTGTATATTATACGGATGGACTCACTAAATGCTAAACATACTATTACCACTAATCTCCACTGTGATTGATAGAGTCATCCCAGACAAGAATGGTGCAAATAAAGCTAAACAAGCTATAGAGGCAGAGCTTATTGCCAATGCAACACAACTCAACCTAGCTCAAGCAGAAACTAACAAGATTGAAGCAACACATAGAACCGTATGGGTAGCAGGATGGCGACCATTTATAGGATGGGTATGTGGCGTTGCTATGGCTTGGCACTTTGTTGGCGTTCCACTAATTACGTTCTTCGCAGCATGGGCTGGTGCAACCATACCTCCATTGCCTGTGTTTGATATGGGTAGTTTAATGACTGTCCTTATGGGACTATTAGGTCTTGGCTCTATGAGAACATTCGAGAAGATGAAGGGTCTGACTAAATGATAATGGCAAGTCCGCACTTTAGTATTGACGAACTAACTTTTAGCGAAACAGCAATAAGGCATGGTATAGATAATACTCCAGACGAAAAGCAGAAAGACAATCTTTTATTAACAGCAAATTTTATGGAGGACGTGCGTGAACATCTTGGTAATAATATTATATATGTTTCTAGCGGTTATCGTTGCCTTGAGCTTAATACCCTTCTCGGTTCTAAAAAAACATCTAGCCACGTTAAAGGACTGGCTTGTGACTTTACAGCAAGGGGTTTTGGTAGTCCTAATGACATTGTTATGGCTCTTATTAATTCCAATATTCCTTTTGACCAAATTATTCTGGAATATGATAAGTGGGTGCATATCTCTTTTTGCGAAGATAATGAAACACCTAGACGACAAGCATTAGCTATTAACAAGACAGGAACAGTGCTATACTCGAATTAAGATATTAACGAGGTAGCTTAATTATGAAGATACTTATTTTAGATTTGGAAACATCACCACACACAGGATTCCATTGGGGACTATTCCAACAGAACATTAGCATTAGTCAGTTAATAGAAAGTTCGACGGTTCTATGTTGGGCTGCTAAATGGCTGGATGATAAAAAAGTACATTTCTCTAGTATTTATGACGCAACTCCAGCGAAGATGATAAAGGAAATACATAAGTTAGTAGATGAGGCTGATGCCATTATTACGTACAACGGCAAAAGATTTGATATGCCAACGCTTAATCGTGAGTTCTTAATTCATAGACTGCCACCACCTAGTCCTTACAAAGACATAGATTTAATTAATACTGCCAGAGGTAAGTTTAAATTTGCTAGTAACAAACTTGACTATATTGCTCAACTATTAGGTATTGGACAAAAGACTTCCCATGAGGGTATGCCACTATGGATTAACTGTATGGCGAAAGACCCTAAATCATGGAAGTTGATGAAGAAGTACAATATTAATGATGTAAAATTAACAGAAGAAGTTTACAAGAAATTACAGGGTTGGATACAAATACATCCTAACCACAACCTAGAAACCAAAGAAATGGTATGCCCAAATTGCTCTAGCCACCATTTACAGAAGAGAGGGGTGCAGTTATCGCTATCAAAAGTATTTCAGAGATTCCAGTGCCAGTCGTGCGGAAAGTGGAGCAAAGGAAGCAAGGCAATAGAAACAATCAAATCAAACTCGGCTACACCCATATAAAGAGAATACCAGTGGACATACAATTAATTGCACTACACATGATAGACAAGGTCATAGACAATGTTGAGATTGCTTACGATGACTCTGAAATTATTATCTCTTTAGATGACGGAACTAGCATCGAGCTGACCATAGATTCAATTCACATGAATATACCGGAAGTGGATGACTAATTCTTGTCTTTCCAGATGAGTGTTAGCCATTTCTTTAAATCATTGATTCTAGTTTCGTCTTTTAGCTCATTAAACCATGTCCTGCGTTGTTGTAAGCTCCACCTTGCGATAGTTTTGGCTTCGCAGTACCTCATGTACTCCGCACTATAATTATCCGTTACAGAGCCGTCTGGCAGCGTTATTTCCCTTATTTCTTTATCCATTCTTATCCGCCCATCGATAAAACTTAATCATCAGTCTTTTTAATCCTTCTACGCCATTAGCAACTTCCGTATATTTTCCATTGCTTAACTTGTAAACCTTACCTACACTGGTATCACCTTCAACTGAATGGCCTTCTATTAGAATAACAATAAAGTTCTTTTGTTTTGATAACGAGTTTAATAATATTTCCTGACCCATACTCATTTTTTCATTAGGTCTTTTCCATTCACCCACCAAAACTTTACTCTTTCTTTGAAACATCATATCTACATTACTGGGTTGAGCTTTAGGGTTCTCTGGAATAATTCTATACAGGAAGCCAAAATCTGTATGTTCTGCTACTGCGTTTTTCATTCCGTTAAGCATCTATCCTTCTCCCCGCTATGGTTAATAAGTTG